CCTGTTGTCATATCCTTAATTGATCCCATTTTCCAATGTCCTTAATGCCTGTTCGTATTTTGAGTGAGCAAAGACGGCTGTCTTATTCCAGTAATCCTTGTCTGACCATTCACTGCCCAGCCGTTCAAGGCTGAGGTAATAGAGGTCTTTCCAACGCAAAGCCTGCATCACGTAGAAGGCTTCGTTTCTGCTCCAGTCGTTGAGCCAGACTGTGTAAAAAGAGAGTTCCGGCTCTTCATGGTTTCTCAGTGCGTATTCAATCGGTTTCATCGTTGATTCCTTTTTCAAGACTTGCCAAATCCACATAAAATTGAGCCTTCTTTTCTGGCGAAAATTTCTTTGTCATCAACATGCAGATGAAATTGATGACCAATAACCTTATCGAGAACACCTGCCACGCATCATCGGCAACTTCATCAATCTTTTTTAGCAAGGCTGCTACCTCAAACCCGACCAAAGAAGTCTTGTCGAGCAGCTCATCAAACTTTTCGCAGTTCATGCCATCCCCCAGAACATGTCTGCAATGCCATCGACTGTTGCATAAAGCAAGAACAGGAACAGCATTGTTAGAACGGGTTGTTTTGTTGTCAGCATTTTCCCTCCCATGTGTGTTGATATACGAATCATAGCGAAATGTTATCAACCGTTCAATAGCGATTTGATTGTATGTCGCTATTATTTTCAAGATTATTGACCTGCGTCAATTTTTGAGGGCAAAAGAAAAGCCTCCGCAAGGGAGGCTCTGTAATGGCAATGACAGATTATCTAAATTTTTTGCGTTAATCTGTCATTGACAAACTAGTTTCCTAGGATTTTGAAGTGTAACGGCAGGACACGGAGAACCTTGCCTACAATCCTGGTTTCGTCAGGCTTGTCTTCCCATCTCCAAGGCTCATAGTTCCTGTTGTCTGATATGACAGTCAGGTGTTTGCCCAGCATCTGCAACCGCTTACAGATTAGTTCGTCTGCGTGGAGCAATATATAGACTGCTTCGCCAGCAAACTCTGTCACAGACATATCGACAAACAGCATGTCGTTCGGATTGATGGTCGGTATCATGCTGTCTTTGATTGCAATGATGACTTTAACATTGTTGTTTCGGTTTGCACTGCCAATCAGTTTCATAGCATCTTCAACAGGCATGATTATCTGTCTGATGGTTTCAGGACGGTCTTGGTTGACCACACCGCTGCCACATGCCGCCTTGACATCCAGGACATTGAACACCGCCTCTGTCGGTTTGGCTGGGATTAGGTAAGCAGCAGGTGTCTCTGCAATCTCAAAATGCTCTGGATGTTCCTGATCCATCCATCCGTGGTGAAAGCCTAGTTTTTCCTCTATAAAACGACACGAATCATCCCCTATTGAACGCGGCTTTCCTGTCTTCTGGTCAACATAGTTTTTCATCCATTGCATAACCTGGGCGTGCTTCTTCCCTATCTGAGATGCAAATTTTTGGATAGACCCCGCCTTGCTTACAAGCAAGCGTATGTTTTCGGTTCTTATTTCACGGATTGTCTTCATGCAAATACTCCTTTTTTTTGAAAGATAGCAAAGTGTTAATAAAAGTTGCCCTAGTATTCGCTTGCATTTCCTATTAACATGATGCTATCATTCATAACATGAAGCTGAAACACTATTTAGAAGCCGAAAGAGGAAACGCTGCATGGCTTGCCAGACAGATAGGCACTGCGCCTGAAACGGTTTCCTTTTGGAAGAACGGCAGGCGCGCTGTCCCTGTCCGTCACTGCCTTGCAATCGTCAAGGCTACTGGTGGGAAGGTGACGGTGCAGGATTTGCGACCGCATGACTGGCAGCTCTACTGGAGTTGAAATGGCAAAAGACCTCAAGACTTACAACATGGACATCAAGCCTCTTGCAAAAGTCCTGCCTGAGTGGGCAAGGCTGAGGCTTTTCGATGCAGCAAATCATCTGGGTAGCCAGAAGGAAAGGACAGTGGTTATCCGCGAAACGATTGACGACATTATGAAAAGACTGCCGCGGTTTTTCCGATGGGATGCCAGGCAGTTGACTGATTCAGAGTTCCGCACGGAACGCAAAAAACTCAACACAGAAAAGGAACCGGCATGAGCATCAAGTTGATGTCAGCGGCTTTTGGCACAAAGATCCCGACAACACAGAAGTTTGTGTTTGTGGCTCTTTGTGACGCAGCCAATGACCAAGGAGAGTGTTATCCATCGATACGCACGTTGTGCGAGAAGACAAGCCTGAAAGAGCGTGCAGTGCAGGGCGCAATCAAGTGGCTAATCGAGCATGGTTTCCTGGTCATTGAAAGCCGTTCAGGGAGAAGCACCCTGTATTTTGTCAGACAGCCGTCTGAATGGCTGGACTATGAGCTAGACCCCCGCATTAAATGCACCCCCGCACCAGATGCACCCCCGCAGGAAATGCGGGAGACCCCCGCAGGAGATGCACCCCTACCCCCGCATATTATGCGCCCCACCCCCGCAGGAAATGCGCCCCCATTACATTTAACCGTAATAGAACCATCAATAGAACCATCAATAGAACCTTGTCAGCGCAAGGCGCAGACGGCAAAGGACGATGAGGTTGAAATGGTTTTCAATCACTGGAAGTCGGTGATGAACTCCCCAAGGTCAAGGCTGGACACCAAGCGGAGGAAGGTTATCCGTGGAGCGTTGGATGTTTACAGCGCAGCCGAACTCATGGAAGCCGTTGATGGCTGTTCGATGAGCGAGTTCCACATGGGGAAAAACGAAAACAGGATGAAGTACAACGGGATTGATTTGATTTTCAGGAATGCGGATCAGATAGACAGGTTCATTGCTATTGCACAGACCCCAAAGCCGAAGGTGGATTGGGGAGAACCGTGGCTGACAGAAAAGGAGATTGTCATCAATGGGACAGATACCTTACTCATGGGTTGAGAAATTCTTTGGCAACCTGACCATGCTGTACGGGAACCGCATGGAGAAGATGTGGCAAGGTCTTGACCGTAATCAGGTCATGGCTTTCTGGCATCAGAAACTCGATGGCTATTCACGTGACGAGTTCACCCGTGGAGTCAAGGCGGTTGACAGCCTTGAGTATCCACCGACATTGCCGCAGTTCCTGAACCTTTGCCGCCCACCTGTTGACCCGGTCAAGGCATACCACGAAGCCGTCAAGGGTGTGCAGGACAGGCGCAACGGCAGACGGGGTGAATGGTCACATCCTGCCATCTTCTGGACAGCGGCAAGCATGGCGCATGACTTGCTGAACATGGGCTATCAGCAGGTCAAGCCACACTTCGAGAAGCGGCTCGCTGACGAGCTGTCCAAGACGGTCTGGCAGGCTATCCCTGATGTGCAGGTTCCTTTGCCTCCACCAACTGTTGACAGGGAAAAGGCGAGAGCCGAAGCAGAGGCGGCATTGAAACGCATTGGGGCATCGAACGCCTTGCCAGGAGCGCATGGCAACGGTCAGTGGATTGTCAACAATCTGGAGCGTATGGGGAAGGGCTGGGAACCTTTACCAGGTGTACGCAAGTGCATCTTGGATGGTGCGAAGGCTCTTGGCATTGCCATACCGGAAGGAGTGCTACATGAGCCTGCCTGAGCGCATTGTGAACCTGCTTGAAAACCTCAAGGACAAGCGTCTGTCTGTGCTTGCAATGGCAAAGATCCTTGGGGAAGAAGCCCCTGCCGTCAGGCATTCCTGTGACCGTCTTGTCGAGCGGAATGTGCTTGAAAGGGCAAAGGTCTATTGTCTGTACAGCAAGCGCATCTGCTATCACTTCTGGTTGAAGGGGAGACGGACACGATGAGCTATGGATTTTTTGTGGCACTGAAACGTGTGCTTGATGTGGAGAACATCACACAGATGTCAAAGGTGCTGGGGTGGGATGTGACTTCCCTCAACAGGATGCAGTCAGGGAAACGGAGGGTGTCTGGAAGGTTTGTGCTTCGGGTATGCGAATACCTGGATTGCTCACCCAAGGATTTGTTTGAGAAGACGGGTATGCCGGACAAGGAGGACTGATGCACAAAAGGATTTTAGCCTTGGGCAGGATGAAGAAAGGCGAAATGAATAAGACAGAAGCTGCTTACGCTGGCTATCTTGAAGCCCAGAAGATTGCAGGAAAGCTGGTCTGGTATGAGTTTGAACCCATCACCTTGCGCCTTGCAAACCGCACATCTTATACGCCTGATTTCCTGGTGCTGCGCGATGACGGTGTACTTGAGTGCCATGAGGTCAAGGGCTTCTGGCGTGATGACGCAAAGGTCAAAACAAAGATTGCAGCAGAAAAGTTCCCGTTCCGTTTTGTTGTCATCCGTAAGGTCAAAGGCGGCTGGGATTTTGAGGAGTTCTGATGGCTAGGAAACTAAGCCCGCAGCAGCTTCTCTTCATCGAGGAGTACATGAAGGACTGGAATGCTTCTGCTGCTGCGAAGCGTGCCGGTTATGCTGACAACAACGGGCATCGCATTGTCACGAAACTTGCGCCTTACATCCTCAAGAAGCACCACATGCAGATGGAGAAGATTGGGCTGTCACGTGACAACATGGCTCTTGGTCTTGTGCAGCATATGAAACGCTGCATTGGTGAGATTCCTGTCAAGGAGACGGTGAAGCTGAAAGCCGCTGATGGATCTGAGTATTTGCAGGAAGTCGAAGTCCGCAAGTGGGATGCCAACGGTTACAACAAGGCTATGGAGACGCTTGCAAAGATGTACCGCCTGTTGGACAACAAGCTGGAGATCAATGTCAACAAGCGTGAGATGGGGGTTTTGGTTGTGCCTGCCTTGAAGAAAGACGAGGAACATGAGCATGAGAAAGACATCACACCGAAGCATGAGGCGATTGAGGCGACACCGCCTTTGAAGTTCCCGCCGCTTTTCAAGGATGTGGAGGATGTTGAGATAAAGGAGGACGATGGCAAAGATAATCTGGCAGCCGATGCCAGGAAGTCAGACTGAGTTCTTGTCAACAATGACCTATGAGGTCTTGCTGGAAGGGACACGGGGTGGCGGTAAAACCGATGCCCTGCTGATGTCTTTCGCACGTTTCTGTGGGCAGGGATACGGAACACATTGGCGCGGTGTGATTTTCCGTCAGACCTACCCGCAGTTAAACGACATCATCGCTAAATCAAAACGCTGGTTCTTCCAGATGTTCGAGGGCATACGCTTCAATGAGTCCGACCATTGCTGGATATGGCAGACGGGGGAACGTCTGTACTTCCGTTTTGGGGAAACTGAAAACGATTATTGGAATTACCATGGCTGGGAAATTCCATTCCTTGGTTTTGAGGAGCTGACAAACTGGAAGACAAGTGACTTTTTTGAGTCGATGTTGTCCACCTGCCGTTCGTCATACCCGGGTATGCCCCGTATGGTGAGGGCTACATGCAACCCGTATGGTGCTGGGCATCAATGGGTGAAGGACAGATACAGGATTGGGCAGTTGAAGTCTGGGGAAGTGCTGCGGTTGAAGGACGAAAAGCCCCGTAAGTACATCCATTCATCCATCCATGAGAACACGCATCTCTTGGAAGCTGACCCTGAGTATCTCAAAACGCTCCAGTCCATCCAAGACCCGAACCGCAAGAAGGCTTGGCTTGAGGGTTCGTGGGACATCCATGCCGGTGCTTTCCTTGAGGGCGTATGGGATGAGCGCAGGCATGTTGTCGAACCGTTTGTCATTCCCAATACTTGGAAGATTTGGCGGGCTATGGATTGGGGATACCGCGCCCCATATGCGGTGCTGTGGTTCGCAATGGATAACGATGGTGTGGTCTATGTCTGGCGCGAGCTGTATGGCATGGGCGACAAGCCGAACCAGGGGACGATGGAGAACGCTGCCACGGTTGCCCAGAAAATCAGGAAGATTGAGGCGCATGATGAGCGGTGGGGCTATGAATACCGTATGAACCTGGCTGACCCGTCCATCTTTTCAAAGATGGGTACAGACAGGTCTATTGCACAGATTTTCAGGGACAACGATGTCAAGTGGGTTGAGGCTTACAACGCGAAGGGTAGTCGTGTGAATGGTGCGCAGGAAATTGTGAGGATGCTGGCGGAAGACAAACTCAAGTTCTTCAAGACGTGTGTCCATGCCATCAGGACTATCCCTTCACTACCGCCTGATGAAAATAATCCGGAGGACGTTGACACGTCTATGGAAGACCACGCATGGGACAGTTTACGGTACGGTATTATGAGGAAACGCAGGTCGCCTGAGTCAATAGGCATTGAAGAAAAATCTGAATACGCAGAACGGGATGAAAAATCGGGAAACATCACTTTGAATCTGGAGAATTGAAATGGATGATGAAGTTGTTGAATCAGGGATGTCGATGGCTCTGCCCGCCCTTCCCGAGGAACATATTGGGCAGATGGTGGTGGTTGACCCGCCTGAGTTCAGGGAGGAACCAACGGAACCTGACCCGCTTGCGGAGAAGTGGTCACAGCGTATCAAGAGCGCACGGCAGTATTACAAAAAATACCATGACAGGGTTAAGCATAACCGTGATGTGGTGCAGGGGATTGATTGGGATGCCGATGCTGATTCGCTGTCTTTCAGCAGGCTTAGGGCAAACCTGATTCAAGGCACGATTACTGCAATGCTGCCTAACATCTATGCCAGAACGCCTGAGATTGCCGTTGTCCCCACGCATTCTGACAAGGAACTCAAGCTGTTCTGCAAGACCATTGAACATGTGACCAACCGCTATCTTGACGCCGGGGATTTGAAGGGTAAGGGCAAGTCTGCTGTCCGTTCTGCTATGACAACGGGCATGGGTTGCCTCAAGGTTACATACCAGAAGAACATTAAGAAAGACCCGCTCATCATGCAGCGTATCCAGGACACGCAGGACAATATTGTGCGTGTGGAACGTCTGTTGATGCAGTTGACTGACCCGACTGAGCAGGCAGAGCAGGAGCAGGTGAAGGCTGAGCTGGAGCAGACGCTGCTTGCATTGCAGGATCAAGTTGAGATTGTTGACGGGGAAGGGATTGTCATTGACCGCATCCTGACTGAGAACCTGATTGTTGACCCTGCCATCTCTGAGTTCTGGGATTACCGTGATGCAGACTGGATGGTTCAGATTGTCCCGATGAAGAAAGAGGATGCAGAAGGTCTGTTTGGGTACAAGCTGGATTCAGCGAAGGTCTATAAGCAGAACTCCAAGGAAAAGGATGATGGATTCATCCGTCTTGGGCAGTCCAAGCGTACGGTCAAGGACGATGAACAGGTTGTCATCTATGAGATTTGGGACAGGACTGCACAGCGTGTTTACACGATGGCTGATGGCTGCCAGTTCTGGCTGAAACCGCCCTACTCTCCAGAGGCTGTCGGGGAACGCTGGTATCCTTTCTTCATCCTGCCTTACCAGACTGTCGATGGGAAGTTTATTGGACCCTCTTTGGTTGACCTGCTTGAGAAGTTGCAGGATGAACATAACAAGACCAGAGACAAGTTCAATAAGCACCGTGACCTTATCAAGCCTGGGTATATCGCATCTTCTGCTGTGAATCAGAGGACTGTCCGTAATTTTGCTAATGCAGAGCTGGGGGAAATTACGATGATTGAAACCGAAGGGCAGAATGTCCAGCAGGTTTTTGTCCCCAAGTCCCATCCGCCTATCGACCCGAACGCTTACGACACTTCGGCTGTCCGTTATGATTGGGAACAGGTTTCTGGTATGCAGGATGCAGCGCGGTCAACCGTTGTCAATGCCAAGACCGCGACCGAAGCGAACATCATGCAGCAGGCTTTGTCCGGCAGGGTTGCAGAGTTCCGTGACCAGGTTGAGGACTTCTTGCAGGACATCGCACAGTATACCGCTGAGATTCTTCTGCTGGTGCTGAATCCGCAGCAGGTTGAGAAAATCTGCGGGCAGAATGTCTTTGCCATGAACGTTGACCCGATGACAGGGATGCCGTCAGTTGAGGTAATCAAGCAGTCCTATGACTGGATTCCGATGGCAAGGGAAGATGTCTATGCCCTCATCAATCTGCGCATCAAGGCAGGTTCGACCGGCAACCCTAACAAGCAGGAGATGCAGGAAAACTGGTTGAGGTTGGTGCAGGTTGCACAGCCGTTGATTATGCAGATTATGCAGTTGCAGGCTAACGGCGGTGATGCTTCTGTACTGACAAACCTGCTTAAAGAAACGCTTGCACGTTTTGACGATGGTCTTGAGCTTGAGGATTTCGTTCCCAAGATGACGCAGGCACAGGCAATGGTCATGCAAAACAATCAGTTGATTCAGCAGGCAGAGGGAATGAATGCCGGTGATGCAATCATTGATAACGCATCAACGGCACAGGATAAACCTAATTTTGGGGGATTGTAAGGAGTGATTATGGAGCAAGAACAGGAAATGAATACGGAAGAACAGGTTGAGCAGGTAGAACAGGTTGAGCAGGTTGAAACTGACCAGCCGCCTACTGAAACACCTGAGCCACAGCAGGAACAGGAACCTGTCAATCCGGTACACGAATTGCTGGATGAGATTTCAGAGGATTCTGAGAAAGAGGAAACCAAGGATGAACCGGTGCAGGCTGCTGAGCAGCCAGCAGAACCGGCAGAGCCGAAAGAACCGGTGGAGAGTCAGGCAGAAAGTCAGGCAGAACAGCCTGAATCTGTTGAGGATTTACTTGCTGACGTGAAGTCTGAACGTTCCAAGCAGCGCATCCGGCAGTTGATTGAGGACAACAACAACGTCCGTCAGCAGGCTTCCCAGATTGAGGAAACCAACAGGCAGTTTGCAGAGATTGTCCGCAATACCGGCATGAATGATGCTGAGCTTGCAAATACATTCGAGTTCTGCCGTCTTTCAAGGCAGGATGATGAGGCATCCCTTAACCTTGCTCTAGAGATGCTTGAGCGGGAACGCCAGGACATTTATGTCCGCTTGGGCAGAACTGCCCCTGGGAACGATGCCTTGGATGGTTTTGATGATTTGAAACAGGCTGTTGAGTCTATGGACTTGACTCCTGAAAAGGCGAGGGAAATTGCAGAGCTGCGCAGGT